CATACGGGCTTGAGGTAAAACGTGATACCGCTGTCCTCGTCAAGCAATTTGATAATTTCTTCATCTGTGATTGGTATATACATAATTTCACCCTGAGACGTCAAGTTCAAGTGACAGTAGTGTCAAGTGTTATTGAAAAATTGTTACGATTGAGTTGCCCTTCCAAAGTCCATGCTGACACCCCGTTCTCGTCACTGTGAGTAATATCGGTTATCTGAGCGTAAGCGGCTCCAAAGGTTATCAGTTTAGGTGCGGCACCGTATGCGATAGTTAAAGCACCTTCGGTCGAGGCAAGTAAAGCAGCTTCAGGGTCCACAACACTTGGAATGTCTTTGTATACGGTAATTGAAAATTTCAGCTTTCGGTTAGTAATTGAGTTGTTCCCACGGCCATAAGTCTTTGACGGGTCATAGGTAAGCTCAGTAGACTGATTACCGTCAATCTCACCCCGAATAACCCGATACCCTGCCTCTCCGTTAACGGTGAGTGTAGAAGTTCCCATAAACGCCGGTGGGGTAATACGCTGTTTTAAAAGTGAGGGTTGCGTCCCCACAGTACCCGCTCCACCAAAAATACCCGTTCCAGTAACGTCCATGACCGTAGGTTTCCCCGCCTCGAATGTCCATTTAGGCTGAAAAATCAGGTTGCTGGTTCTACGCCGGATTGACGCCGTAGCTGAGCGGTCCCCCGAGTAACACCAGGCCGTCCCGTCGGTATAATCAGAGCGAACCGAGGTGAATGTGTAAGTACCAACGTCAAGTGTTTCACTCAGCGTCATACCACACAGGGGGAGAATCACCCCGATCTGCCCATAGTTACCCGCCGCGCCTCCCGACACCATATACTGTTGAAACTGGAGCTCCATAACCGCTGCACCAGGAACCGCAGGGTCTTGATCAAAACCACCACCTACATTTACAATATCAGTCTTTTGGGAATCCCAACCTAACTGAGCGGAGCCAATAGTCTCGATAATATTCGTACCGTCTAAACTTGTTTCAGCGGTGCCGAAGACATCCTGTGTTTTAACGAGTAGTAACTCTAATTCCTGAACCATTCCAGCCATGATACGCTCCTTTTATATTCCTAAACTGCCTTCAATTTTGCCAAGAGACACTTGTACCCCCGACATATTTTCCCGCAGTACTTTTATATCTTTTTTCATCTCGCCCACGTTGTTTGCACAATCCGTAGACGATACATAGGACGAATTTTTACGGACTACTGCGCCGCCGATGTGGTAAAACACGAAACTAACGGCGGATACTCCCGCCAATACTTGTATCCATTCAGGTATGTTCACTACTCTACCCCAGTTCATCAAAGTCTTGAAAGTCTATTAGCGCTCTAACTGTGAAGGTGACATAAACTACAAACATCCCGTAACCTTCTCCGTCTGGGAAAAAATCATAGCCGTACCCATTAACTTGCGTAAATAAAGCGTTGCCCCCACGGCTGTAATCCGCCATGACGGCCTTATGAATATTGCGAACCACCAAAGCTGTTTGTTTTGGCAACGGCTCCCCCGCAGGGTCTTGATCCGAGTACATGGTATAGTATACCGCCGCATACTCCATCTCGTGTATATCTTCATTTGTGCCAGCGTTATCAACTTCAACGAAAGGCCCCTCTATTACTATGGCAGGCAATTCCCCATCTGTGACGATAACAGACCGCTGTTGCTCTACCCGAGGCACGTTTATATCATAGCCGTTGGCTATGGAGATGCCCGACAGCGCCTCTTCGATATGTAGTGTTATCTGCTCAGGTAAACAGGCCCTTAGGTGTCCCCCGGTTTTATATACCCCCGCAGTAGTCTACGGGTAGTTGAATCAACGAGCCTCTCCGCCATTTTCACGATCTTCCCGCGACGATTGGCCCATTTACTCTGAAAATCAAATTTAGGCTCATTATACCCAACTCTCTTTCGTCCAATAAACATTAACGCACTTTTTTTAAATGCGCCGTCTTTACGCTTCTGTTTGTATCGCTCACCCTTGTGCATCCAGTAGATGTTTTCGTTTTTTCCGCGTTTGACAGGTATCAAGTTGTGTTTCATTGCGTTAAACGCCTGGCCCCCGTCGCTAAATCTACTGCCGCCCGAAGGCCCCTGATAGTATTTCTTTATGTTTCTATAGGCGGGTATCGTCATAAATTTAGAGGATAACACCCCCCGAAAACCCGAGTATGACGCCTCCATCTTTTCGAGGCCCGTCAGAAACTTACTCGATTTCTTTGTAACAAAGCCCATGCGCATACCCATACCCTCAATGCGCTTAGCACCAAATAAATAACCTTTAAAACCACGGGCGACCTTATAATTCCATTTACCGGGCCGACTAAACGCCCCCTTGCCTTTGGAATGCGGTAGCCGTTTTAGATCACGACGGAAAATTCCATCCTTCTTTTTATTCCCAATGTACGTCTTGCGCTCTTTGCGCATGATATGCCGAAAGGTCTTGATATACGCACCTGGAGCCACCGCATACATCATCTCGACAGTTCTGGCTCCGTGTATCCGTCCCTTAAGCTCTATCATGCCCGTAGCTCCACATGCCAGGCCATTCTTGAATGAGCGAGGATATTACCGACCGTATATGTGTGCATTTGACCGGTAATTTCCTCCGCTATCATATAAACCCTGTCTTTATTCGTTAGTACTCGCTCAATTCCGTCAGTAGGATCATTAGACATTATCATCTGTACACGATAACCCGCCTGAGGCCCCGCCCCGTTTTTGTGGAGCTGTTTCTTAATCCGGTCCCTTAAAATAACGGCACGAATAGTCTTAGCTGAACCCCCCGATGGGGTATAGGACACCTCTTGGCTGAAAGGATTATTAGCAGTCATGTGAGTGTCAAGAAATACTGATTGAGGATCGACCATTGTATGACGGGGACCGAAGCCCCCTACACATGCTTACGCAGGAATGTATGTCATACGCGCCCAGCCAACAAAGGCTGAAGCTGATTGGTCAGTACTGGATGTGATAGTCACATACCCGTCTGCGGCAACTTGTACGACACCGGCGGCAGTAAGAGCCCCCGTATACGTAACGTTATCGGAGCTGTAAGGCCCAGCCGAATTTAAATTCGCGCCGATTATGAAGCCGTCAGGGTCCGCAGTGCCGCCAGCCGCTGTATCGAGGCCTATGTCTGCTACACCAGTAGCTCCGCACTCTGTTCCCACAATCATAACAACATCGAGAATGGTGTCTCCGGCATTCACCGCAAACAGATTACCGGCAGTTGTGTCGAGAAGTAACTCAAGCTGTGCGGTATCAAGGGTTTTTATGGCTGCGTTACCTGAAGTTGCGCCAGCAGTGGTAATAGAGTTAGTCCAGACAAACTCATTAATCACCACGGTTACATATCCCCCTGCAGCAGTTCCAGCAGTAATTGCGTAACCAATGTAGAAATTCGCGGCGGCGAACACATTAGTAACGTCGTTAGTGGTAGTGTTCCAGTACAGTTTATCGAACTGGGTGACTGTTATCCCGGTGGCAATTGATACCCGAGCGGTGCCCTTAACGGTGTACACACCCGAAGTAGCTGCATCGTAGGCGGCTTGAGCGTAACCTACGAGACCTAAATTCGAATCGATCTGAATGACCTCACCCGCTACAACAGCTGCGGAGTTTGCGTATTCAACATAGTCGTTTTCCGCATGTCCAACTCTGGGATTTGCTTGTGCTCGTGACATATAAATTTACCTCATTTTGAAGTTTTTTAATCAGTTTGGTACTGCCTTGCAAAGAACAGAATAACTCCGACCCGTTAGGAACCGAAGTTATAATAAAGACCGCGCCAATCCGAAATAGCGGCACCATATGCGGCGTGAATATCGTACTGGATACCGAGTGCTTCGCCAACACCTGACTCTGCCATGCGTACGATAGGTTCTGTACGACCGTTAAGAGCCAACATAACAACACACGGTAGCTGAGACTGATCACAAACTAAATACCAACCGAGACCCGAATTTAGGGTTTCGAGGTACGGATCAATAACAGGAGTGAGAGCACTTCTTCCACTCGCGGTCCATGGATTGTATGTAATACTGTTGGTCCCTGCGGGGTCATACGGCGAGTTAACAACCTGCTCAATGGCGCTTTCCAGAGTGGTGCCGCCGAGAATCCACTTAGCAAGCAGATTTAACGGTTTGGCTGTGTCGTCTTTCTCACCCTTTGGAGCGGCCTGATCACGTAGTGCTTTTCGACCCGCTTTAAGAGTAGCTGTAGACGGTACGGCGCCCGAACCCGACGCAATATAATTGTTATGATCCGCATGGAATAGTGCAGTAGAGTCTTCGTTCATTGTAGGATTGGCGAACAGCTTATCGTAGATGATTTTGTTCTGATCAAACGCCATAGACCAACCCATCTGCTGCGGAACGAGTGACAAAGACATCGTATTGTTGTTAACAATTGTCTGGTGTGTTATAACGAGCTGACGACCCTTAACAATGACCTGACCAGATTCTTTTTTATCGGAGAGGGAACCCATTGAAAAAGGAGCCCCTTCTTTGATTTCGAGAACATCAGGAAATGCGCTGAGAGCTGGCATTGAAAGTGATCGAAAATCGGTGACGGGAATAACCTTGGTGAACGCTTGCCATGTGGTAGCGGCCCCTGTGTACCCGACAATAATCTGTTTATTGATAACGTCTTCGAGAATGTTTGAAAAATCACCCGTTCCAACACCGGCAACGTTTTTAGAGAGTCTCACACCTTCACGACCGAGCTGATCTGAGTCCCAATTGGACACCACGTGGGGGTTTTTACCTGCACGAATCGCGCAAGCCCTAATAAGCCCGTGTAAGTCACGGGGTATGCCCTGAGCGCGAACTTCTGCGGCAACCTTTCTGTCGGCTTCACTGACACAAGCTCCGTTGGCGTCACAAAGAGCGACTACGCATGCGCCTCTGAAGGTGTCGGCGTTGTCTGCACCTACCCGTATTGAATGTATTGAAATAGGTTTGAGGGGGGCAGCGGGCAATGAATCAACAATGCTCTTGAGAGCGTCATCAACGGTAACGCCTTCGTCGATGAGTTGGGCGGTAACTTTGTTTTCGCAATTTAGTTTTTCGCCATAGCTACGAATTGCACTGATACGTATGCGCTCTTCTTTAGCGGCCTGAATTTTAGCGACCTTTAAATCCATAACTGTTGCGCCTTCGGCTCCAGCTGTGGAAGCGTTAATAATGGGTGTAGGCATCGGTGGCCCTCCATTGTCAAGTTGAGTAGATTTTGCAATTATTGGTACATCTATATGACTGAACAAGGCCACAACGGCCTTGGGTAACTTTTTAAAGGAATAAGCCTCCAGTTTCTTTCCCCAGCGGGCATCAGGAACCTTACCTGTTGATTTACTTAATATCTCATCAATAAAACCGTATGTCAGAGCCTCTTCGGCGCTAAGCCATGTTTCATCCGCCATCATGGCGTCGATCTCAGCGTCATCAAACGCCTCACCGATTTTGCGTTTGTAAGCGGTTTTAATCGCGTCCTCTTTGATTTTATCGAGCATCCCCGCGTCCTTACGAAGTTGCTTTGCATTTCCGAAAGTCATAACCAGCGGATCGTGTATCATTAATGCAGCCGTCTCATACATTTTAACGGTATTACCTGCCATAGCAATAACGGAAGCTATACTGGCCGCCATCCCGACAATCTCAATGTTCACGTATGCGACATGACCAAGAAGGGTATTATATATAGCTACACCGTCGTATACATTACCCCCCGGTGAGTTGATCGACACGTTTATAGTGTCAAGTTCACCCAGGTTCTTTAGCTCTTTGATAAAACCAGAAGAATCTATACCCCAATACCCGATCTCGTCGTGTATGGTAATATCGGCGACTCGTGGCACCTTATTTTCTATACTGTACCAGGTTTCTTTTTTAGGCATCTTTCTCCTCTTCCTGTTTTAACATTTCAGCCGAGGCAGGGTCAACAGGTACTAAGTCCTCTATGACTACGCCGCTGGCTTTCATAAGCTCTCGTTCCTGGGCGAGCTCTTCGATATGTTCATTTATATCCTTACCCCGCTCCTTAACATCCTCAGTGAGCGAGTACCGACCTGATTTAATATTCTCTATTTTTGCCCGAGCGTGTTTAAACGGGTCCGCGTGCTCTTTAGGATCACCTACCCACTTACACCTTGTATACATATACGGGTCTGCGGCAAACTGTGTGGCGGTAATCGAGGTTATACGCCCGTCAGCTATCCCGTTAAGCACGGAACGCTCCCACAGCTCTTGACAGTGGCTTTCCTCAAATTTTTCTGAAAGAACGCCCATGTTTATAGCTTCTTTTATGGCAACCATAGACGCCGCCGCAAAATTGACCTTGTTCATATCCATAGTGGTTGTTATGTATGATACTCCCATTGAGGAGGTAATATCGTGTTTTTTCATCTTGATTAGGGGCTCTATGGTCTCCGTTACGTTGTCTGGCATCTTAAACGTTGTAGGCATCTCGGAGCTGCGCATACTCGTTAAACTGTCCATCTCTATGATACCGTCAGAGTCTTTATCGTCCTCGTAAGGCGTTTCTGTGCTCTCGTTGCTCAGCCACCAGATATACTTAGCAATGGCTCTGCTTTTTAGAAGGTAGTCTTCGTCGAGGTCGTGAACATCAAATATGGTATCTAAAACGGATACTCCAGGGCACTCACCTATATACTGCTCGGGGCGAGATGAAAAATAGGAATGAATGATGTTACGCGCTAAAACTGGGTTTTCAACGCCTTTGAACCAATAACTTATCGGGGCACCGTAAACATCGAGGTTTATTCCGTTAACAGTCTGTTTTACATTTTTTGAGTTTTCAAATGTTCGTTTGAACGTATCTGCGGAGCTATCGAGGCGATCGGCTTCGACCATCTGCCACGCTACCGATAAGTACCGGCTGGAACGTGACGGCCTAACCGCATTGAGTATGACATCCCCACTTAGTAGCATAGTCCTAAACGCTAAGCGCTGACCATCACCCACCCACCGCAGATTGTTACCTGCATCCCAGTCTTTGGTATACAGATACCGTTCCGCGAAAGCTTCGAGATCGTCATTAACGGCGTTATTAGGGGAGCCCCCGGGGTCTCTCACACTTGGACGAGGCTTAAGGCCCCGGCCTACTACATGATTGACCATGGTGTTTATAGCTGAACGGTATACGCTAGAATTTTTATATAGGTCACGGGATCTTGCGTCTATTCTGCCTTTGGTGTTCGCGGAGAGTTCATACGACGGGACGTCGGTTTGGGTGCTCCAATCCTGTTTAAGCCGTCCGCCTTTAGAGGCATCGTAACCATTTAGCGCAATACGGCTTGCCGAGATTATTTTACGCACCTTATCAGCGACGGTATATATCTCGGAACGGGAATACGCTGCTCTTTTGCCGTTAAACACGTCGAGGGCGTTTTTAAAACGCTTAGCTATAGACCTTCGTTTTTTCATGACTTAACCATGAATTTATACTTATCAATACCGTTTGTGCGTGACCTTCGGTATACGTCTGCTTCTACGGCGTTCTTGATTTTCAATAGTCCTTCCAAATTTTGGTATTCAGTACGATTACCCATGGAGTCCTCGAGTATCGCAACTCCACCCCCTGCGACTAACACTATTGCAGCTTCAATTGCTTCTAAATCGGTTTGAGTCCATGCCATAATTATATAATACATTTGAAAACATGACTTGTCAACAAATTATCAACAACTTATTAACACACCCCTGTTATACGTTTGAACCGGATAGCCGCTTCGGAGCCGGATATACTTACGGTGTCGATGTACCTATACCCCTCTTTAGCCATCCGATTAAGCGCTGTATCGTGGGCTTTCACGTCAATTCGGCTTACGGTCAAACTCTTATACAGGGCTTTTTGTACCTCTACAACAGGACTTTTAGTTGTAATTTTACGTTTAGTGGACATTTTAATGCCTCCCTATTTTGAATAACCTTTTACGGTCGGTAAATGGTGATGGTGGTTTTTTACGCCCTGGACGTGGTGTCTCAGGACTATCCCCCACTTTTTTCACATTTTCGCTACAAACAAGTGTGCTTTGCCTAGAAGTGTTACGCACCTGGGCAATACCAGTCTTATTATTGAGTTTCCCCCGTAAATTCAGTATTACAGCGGCACCCATCGCCATATTCAGGCAGTCCCGATAATGGTCCTCCCCTCCTTTCACAAACTCATACTTCGGGTTTCCGTTACGGTCTATCGTCTCCTTGGTGTACTGCCTGACAATCTGCTCCGTAAAATCCAGTGAACAACCCTGTGGAAGGTGCCACGAGTCGCTTTGCATGTCTTTCTCTACGAGTTTGGAGAGTTTCTCGGTGTTCCCGAGACAATGAACGTAGTCCAATATTTCAGCCGCCCCCACTTTTTTCGTAACCTTACGACGCTGAATCAGGGGGGTGTTCCTCGAACTCGCTCCTTTATACGCCATTATGTCGGGGTTTAGTCGGGTTATGTATTTAACATCGTTTAGTCTGTGCCCTCCTTCGTCCATCATGGACAAAACTACCGGAAGGATTGTTCCATCAGCGTATACTAGCGGATTAGCGTAATAAATTTCCCGAAATCGGGTATTAACCGCCGCAGGATCCTTAAACTCCGATAATTTCATATCGCACTCAATAAACCCGTAACGAAGTACCCACGTCTCCATGTAGCTCCCAAAACCTACTATAGTATAGAAAAATCCGTTATCTTGGGTATCCACACCTCCCAATGCCATGTGAATGCCCGCTGGGATGACCCCGTCTATATCATAATCGGAACACTTTGAGCTAACATAGGCCGTGTTCATTACCCCGTGCGACTCCTCATAGAATTTAGCCATGTCCTCGTTTAGGTATAGCTTGAAAGCCTCGGGATCGGTGGAAGCCCTCGATGCAAAAAATCTTGACAAACAATCCGCGAATGTATACTTTTCTGGGCGACTGACCAGTCTGTTATACCAGAAACACACGTCAGTAGTTTCACGAGCCGGATCTAGCTCATAAATTTCCCCGGCCACTACTACCTCGTTCTCCGTCATCCACTTGCATTTACCCATCATTTTATACCGTTGGCTGTCTTTTATCTCGGAACCACATTTAAGGCAAAAATACTCTGCGGCGCTGTCTCGCTTGATTCTTACTGGATCGTGGTCTTTAATACCATCGGAGTTGGGTATCTCAAATATGTTTTCGTCCACAAGCTCTTGATACTCACCGCACTCAGGACACGGCACCTTGAGTCTGAGCACACACACCTCGGGTTTATTCATCTGAACATAGAGCGGGTCGCCTATAGTCTGGGGCGAACTAACAATAAAACCCCTGGCGTGTGGCCCCGGTCTCCCCCTATAGTCCGCCGTGCGCCCACGAGCCATACCAATAGCATCAAAGCCCGCCTTCCACTTGGCCACCTCGTCACACATATACCAGTCTGCCGGAAATGTGGATAAATCGTTTTTTATATTACAGGACGCACACCTCGTAAACCCATTATTGAGCACTATCTTTTCTTTACGTAGATGGTCCTCCGACCCTGACCATAGGTGGGATAGGTTTGTACGTACAAGGGGCGCAATTTTCTCCTCAAAAACATCCTTCACGGTATCTTTATCCGCATACACCAGAAGACACCGGCCCCCAATCACGTCCTGATACCAGGCCCACGGGACTTCGATACCCGCTACCGATTTACCAGTCTGCACCGGTCCAATGACTATGGTTACATCGTATTTGAGTAGTGCGTCTATAATATCTTTTTGCCACTCCCTACCCTCAAAACTAAAAGGACCAGGTTCAGCATACCCGTCAGTGAGTTTAAAATTTTTAACGACCCACTCCGACGGCTTTATCATCTCCCGAAAGCGCCACGCCAGTTTCTCAACATCTGTCATCGGGGCGTTTTTATGCACAACCGGGGAGAGTTTAGTACCAAGAAACTCCACTCTCTTTATCACGGGGGCCATACGCTTGCGCCCGCGCTTAGCTGACTTAGCGCTGGTACTTAATCGGCCTTTACCCATCATCACCCCACATTGTGTAGGCATCCATGGACTTTCTGCCCAAATCCAGCAAATACTCCTGAATCAATTTAATATTATTTATACCTATGAAATGGTGCGCCACTTTAACAACTGTCTGCTCCCAGAAAACCTTAAATGCTTCAGGCCGTGCGCAGAGTATACGTTCGTGTTCAATTTTCTCGATAACGGATTCATTGATTTTCTGTAACTGGGCCTCTAGCTTCTCAATTTCTTTAGATGTCTTTTGGTCCCGGAGTGAGGCACCGGACGAGGTGTCCTGTAGGTGCAGAGAGTACCACCGTATTACATCAAAGTAGTTATATGATTTATCCGCATTCACGGGGCACTGCCTCATCTCCACCCATTTACGCAGGGTCGCGGCCCCTATAACTAGAAACCTGCACATCACGTTACCGGAACAACAACTCAGGGACTCCCAGTCCACATCCGCAGTACGAAGGGATGCTCTATTGATCCTAGCATCCTTATCCTTAGAAGACGGTCCCGCCTTCGGGGATGTTTTCTTACGAACAGGTTTTTTCTTAGTATTTTTTTTTACGGCTACAGCCAAAATTCCCCCCCTTGGGTACTCTATAATATACGTAAAATTTCGTTGATATATAAAACTTTCGTTGATATAAAATATTGGCAACTTGTTTTTAGCTGGACAAAAAAATTGTGAAATAGCTATTTGAATGTTTCAAAATTTCGTTGATATATAAAACTTTCGTTGATATAAAATATTGGCAACTTGTTTTTAGCTGGACA